AGAAACTAAAAGAAAGATTTAAAGTTGAATTTAATTATTCACTTAAAGTCGATGGCAAAGTTGAGAAAGTTTGCAGACTAAAACAATTGCATATTGATAAAATAGAATACAAACCAGTAGAAAGAAAGGAATCTAATTACTAATGAATTTATTAAAACAAATTGATAAAGCTGCAATAAAATACAAAAAGACACGTGATGTTAAATATAAAAATGAGTGGTACAAATTAATTAAAAAGTTTTTTGAAATAATTGGAAAGAAGTATTAATGAGATACAAAGTTATAGGACCACCAGGCACAGGTAAAACAAGAAAACTTTTAAATTTAGTAGAAAAATATTTAAAAAAAGGCGTGCCATTAAATCGTATTGGTTATTTTGCTTTTACTCGTAGAGCAGCAGAAGAAGCAAGAGATAGATTTTTAAAACAAAAACCACATTTAGAAAAAAAAGATATTCAATATTTTAAAACTTTACATTCATTGGCTTTTAACAATTTAGGTTTAAAAGAAGAAAATGTTATGAATGAACTTCATTACAAAGTTATAGGTGAAACTTGTGGTATTCAAATCAAATATGCTTCTTATGAAAAAGACGCATTTAATGGAATATTTTCTTCTAATAGCGAATACCTTAATCTTATAAATTTAGCTAGAGTAAAAAAAATTAGTCCTTTAGAGCAATTAGATTTAAATGAACATCTTAGTAAAGTTGAAAGAAATAAGTTAGAAGCAATCGACATTGAAATTAATAACTATAAAAAGACGTATGGTTTAATAGATTTTACAGATATGTTAGATAAATTTTTAAAGAAAGGAGATATTAGCAATCAATTAGATGTGGTTTTTGTAGATGAAGCTCAAGACTTATCAATAATACAATGGGATGTAATTAAAAAAATAGAAGAAGAAAATAACGCAGACATATGGGTTGCAGGAGATGATGACCAAGCTATTTTTGGTTGGGCTGGAGCTGAAGTAGATTCTTTTATTGATTGGGAAGCAAAAGAAGTATTATTACAAAAATCAGAAAGAGTTCCAAATAAAATACAAAAAATTGCTTTAGGTATAATTAATAGAGTTCAAGACAACAGATTAGAAAAAACTTATGAACCTAAAAAACAAGAGGGAGATATATTTGAGGTCATAAAATTATGTGACATAGATATGAGTAAAGGAACTTGGTTAATATTAACTAGAACAAACCCCTTGCTTAAAAACATACCACCTATATTAAGAAACAAAGGGTTATTTTTTAAAACTGTTGATGGAAATAGTATTGCAAAAAATTTATATGAAGACATAAATCATTGGAATAAATTAAGAAAGGGAGAAAGTATACCTGAAATACAACAACAAAGAGTATTAGAAAAAATAAAAGGCAAACCTAATTATAATTTAGAATGGTATGATGCATTTAATAATGTTGCATCTTCTAAAATAGATTATTTAAGAATTATGTTATCTAATGGAGAAAAGATAGATAAAGAACCTAGGATAACCGTATCAACAATTCACAGTGCTAAAGGTGGAGAAGCCACCAACGTTGTTTTGTTTTTAAATCAAACTACAAACACTATGAAAGCAGCTAAAAAATCTGTGTACAAACAAGATGAAGAATATCGTGTTTGGTATGTGGCTGTTACAAGAACTATGCAGAATTTATATTTAATAAAATGTAATAACAAAAAGAAGGAGTTCATAATATGAGTGCGTATAAAAAACAAATTGGCGGGAGCCACTATCGGAACATGGTCGTTCAACCAAGTGAGTTCATAAACAAGAATAAGTTGCCCTTTGCTGAAGGATCAGCTATAAAATATATTTGCAGACACGCTGCAAAAGGAAAGGAAGAAGACATACAAAAAGCCATACACTATTTAGAAATGATTTTGGAAAGAGATTATACAGAAAAGAAAAAAAAATCTTGGAGTGAGGGTTATAAGAAATGGAAAAATAGAAATGATATTTAAAGCACAAACAGAGTGGGTAAAACCCACGGAATTTCCAGACTTACGACACGCAGATGAAATAACTATTGACTTGGAAACATATGATCCTGATTTAAAAAAGTTAGGCACGGGGTCTATTGTTGGTAGAGGTAAGGTTGTTGGTATCGCTATAGCAACAGATGGTTATTCAGGATATTTTCCGTTTGATCATGAGGGTGGTGGTAATCTTGATAAAAAATTAGTTATGAAATGGTTTAAAGATATTTGTGAATCTACAGCCGATAAAATATTTCACAATGCAATGTATGATGTTTGTTGGATTAGGTCTATGGGTTTTAAAATTAATGGAAGAATTTTTGATACAATGATTGCAGCTTCATTAGTAAATGAAAATAGATATAGGTATGATCTTAATAGTTTAGGTTGGGATTATGTCGGTCAAGGTAAAAATGAAACAGAATTAAACAATGCAGCTCAAGAATGGGGTCTAGATCCTAAAGCAGATATGTGGAAATTACCCGCACTATACGTAGGTAATTACGCAGAAAGGGATGCAGAGCTGACCTATGCATTATGGAGAGTCATGCAAAAAGAATTAAGCAACCAGGATCTAGGGTCTATATTTAATTTAGAAACAGATTTATTTCCGTGTTTAGTTGATATGAGATTTAAAGGCGTTCGTGTCGATACCGAATCCGCTCATAAGTTGAAACAACAATTAAGTAAAGAAGAAAAAACGTTGTTATCAGAAATAACCAAAGAAACAGGAGTAGAATGTCAAATATGGGCAGCACGATCAATTGCCAAAGTTTTTGACAAATTAAAATTACCTTACGATAGAACTGAAAAAACACAGGCACCATCATTTACTAAAAACTTTCTCTCTAATCATGAACATCCTTTAGTTAAGAAGATAGCAAAAGCTAGAGAAATAAACAAGGCACATACAACATTTATAGACACCATAAT